ACTGATCGACTCATAATCAGTCAGTCTTTCGGTTTTATGCCCGTTTGCACAGGCAAAATCAAACATTCTTTTCATTTAGTTCCTCGTATGCTCTCTCGCTGACCTCTTTCAAGGTTTTCAGCCAAGTTAGTATAGAAAGTTCACCTTTTTTGAATTGTAGGCTTTGTTCATCAGAAATCACAGATATATTATTCAAGGATGCAATCATGGTGTCAATATCCTCCACCAAGTCTTTCCACCCATCACTTCCCATCATCGAGAAGCGATTTTCATAGTAATGCTGTAATTCAGGACTCACCAAGGCACTCCAATAGCTTTAACAGGGTTCTTTTGCAATTCAATCTGAGCATCCAAAGAAGCCTCTACAGCCGCTTTATCAACACCATTAGCCCAAATCCATCCTAAGACAGTTTCCTTTGTCAAGTCAGCATAGGCAATGGTTGCAGTGCCTTCACTCCATGAACAAGTGCTGATGACAGAGGCAGAGTAATCCCCATCTGTTGCATTTGCTTGCCAATGTGCAGTTGTGACAAAACCATCAGAGGTTTGTCGATCAAGTTGGGAAATGTTCCAAGTAATCATGCTGACTCCAGTGCAGTTGTTGATGGCTGTTCTTTTAAAGGCTCAACAATAACTTTTCCGTTATCGTCAGTCCAATCAGTAACCATCATATGTTTGTCTTTGCGCTCACCAATAACCATCCAACTGATGCTTGCTGTAGATGTGTTGTCTTCGGCTTCAATTGTTAAAATGTTGCCCGTCACAGAACCACGCACAGCAGTCCAATCGGACTCGTTGGTTGTAAAGCATTGAACATCACGGCAAAGAGCGACAAAAGTGCCTTCTGTCATTGTTGAGGCAGTATCAATGTTGACTGTTGCAGTGCCGTTTACAAGATTGACTTTTCCACGGTAGATTAAATCAGCTTGCGGCCCTTCAATAAACGAATGTACAAGTTGATGTGTTTCTTCTAATTCAAGTAATGGATGGTCAATTCGGAATGAACCAGAAGCCTTGCTCAATGATCCAGCAATAACCGTATTCGCCGATGAGTTAACCGTTAACCCTAAACCGCCACTTGAATACAAGTTCAAAGATGATGCCGTGCTTGCGCCACCTTGTGAATCTGATAAAACTGCAATTTCACCAGCATATTGCAAAGCACCTGATGATGGTTGCGAAAATTGCCATAATATTTGTCCAGCAACAACATTGGCGTTTCTACCAGTTGCGGCGGGGCCACTATTGTTCATGTATAAAATTGGACCGTTTTGGTTTGCTGACCCGCTATCTTCTTTAGTTATTGCAACATTTGCGCCACCAATGGCGGTACTGTTTACCGCCAATTTACCGTAAGTGCTTGGAGATGTAGTTCCAATACCCAAGTTACCGCTGGAGTCGATAACTGTCTTAATACCACCATTTACATAAGTACGTAAAGAATTGGTTGAGTGTTCGTAGCTTAAAGCCCCGTTACCCCCCGCATCTGCTGTGCTGAAATACAACTCTGAATAACCTGAGTCTTTAATACGCATTAATTGAGATTGGAATTTTCCAGTACCAACTAAACCAGACCCATCAAAACTCAACGCACTACCCGTAGTCAGCACCTTTGAGCCATTGAGATAGGCAACACCATTGGCTGTGCCGCCTGTGAGGGTGACAGTTGATGATGTGGTGAGTGTGGTTGCCGCTACTGTACTTGGAGTGGTAGCCCCCAAAGTACCATTCATTGCCGCACCCGTCAGCGTCTTATTGGTCAGCGTATCAGTCGTTGCTCGACCAACCAAAGTGTCAGTAGCCGCAGGAAGCGTCAAAGTGGTAGTACCAGCTACCGCAGTTGCCGTGACTGTAGTTGTCCCTGATGTGGTTCCAGCAAGAACAAGTGTTCCAGAACCTAGTGTTGAGGTTGCCATAATTTTCCTTTAAGGTGTTCCATTGGAGACAATGTTTGCAGAAGAGGTAATCAATCCAGTTGAGTCCATTGATGCAATTGTCGTTGCCCCATACTTGAATATCAACTTTCCACCACTTTCTTCAATCGTGAAGTTTGTAGTCAAGAGTTTAGGGGTAGATGCCGCAGTTCCAGTGGTGTTCTGGTTAAATGTTGGGAATGAGGTCAAAGATGCCGCTGACCCATTGGGAGCCAATACATCAGTACCAATCACCAATCCAAGGTTTGTCCTAGCTCCAGATGTAGTAGTTGCACCTGTACCACCATTTAAAACAGCAACAGTACCCGTCACATTAGATGCTGTACCAGTGGTGTTTTGGTTGAAAGTGGGAAAAGAAGTCAGGTTTGCAGCCGAGCCACTTGGAGACAGAACATCTGTCCCAATCACCAGACCTAGATTGGTTCTAGCATCACCAGCAGTAGATGCGCCCGTACCACCATCAGCAACTGCCAAATCTGTAATACCTGTGATTGAACCACCAGTGATTGAGACATTGCTTGCCGCTTGGGTAGCAATTGTTCCCAAACCACTAATGTCAGCAGTGGTCAAAGTAACAGCACCAGTGCGCCCTGCAACTGAAGTTACGAGGTCAGTGTTATCTACTTTCTCCCAAGCAGTGCCATTAAAGATGGCCCAATCGCCTTGTGTCCAAGTCGTAATTCCATTGAGATTGGTTGAGCCTGTTACAGAGACAACATAGTAATCTCCCTTTGTTCCTACGCTAGAAACAAGGGTTGGAGTGTTGGTTGATGCGTTCCAAGTGCCTTCATAGTTTACAAATCCAGACAGGGCCGTAATTTGAGACTGAAGACTTGTCAGAGTATCAAGTACAGACTGAGAAGTACCGCCACCATTGGTAATAACTTTGATGCGTTCAGCAACATCAAAAGGAACAACCTCACCAACATTAATCTCACGACCATCATCAAGAGTGATGACAAGGCTACCATCAAAATCAATGCGAGCAGCGGCAACACCAGTGCCGTTAGAACCATCAACTCCATCACGCCCAGGAACACCATCTCGTCCTGCTGGCCCCGTTGCTCCTGCTGGCCCTTGCTTACCATCTCTTCCATCTTTGCCATTCTTGCCATCCTGACCATCTTGTACAGAGGCAACTTTGCTCTGAATCTCGCCATTCAACTGAGCAAACTTTTGCTCCATGTCTGACTTGATCTTCTTCAAGCCTTGAATAACAAGTTCAGCACCCTTGCCAATAGACTCGCTCTTGGCCTTGGCAATCTTCTCTGCGGCAGACTGTTGCAAAGCAGTAATGATCTCCATCTGCTGTTCAGCAGAGATTCCATCAATTCCTAGCTTACGCTCAAGGTCAGCAATGTCCATTTAGGTCAATTCCCTGGAAAGACGATTAAGAAACTCATCTTCAACGCTCGACATTTTGCCCTTCTTGTCAGCCATTTGCAACTCGACAATCTTGGACTTGTTCTTAATGTCAGCTTCTTTGAGCATCAATTCAGCAATCTTAACCCGCTTGTCAAACTCTTTTGAACCAGCATCATCTTCATTTGGCAAGTTCTTGGTCATTGCCGCCATGTTCTTGGCTTGTACTTCTTGAGGCATCAACTGAGCTTCAATAGACAACTTCTGAGCTTCTGCACGATTCTGTTCAGCTTGAGTCGTATTGACTGCAATCTGAGCTTGGGCAGCTTGCATAGCCAACTGCTGTTGCATTTGTTGCATTTGTGCTGCTTGTGGATCAGGTTGGCTCATCTTGTCCAACTGTTCCATGAGTTCATAGCGGTTGGTCAGTGAAGAATTAGCCAAAACACCCTTCAGAATTAATGGCAACACAGGGGTGTTGGGGCCAAGGGTCTGGAGCAAACCAATAAACATTTGTTGTTCATGCTCACGGGCAATGATGCCCAAAGTGGCAGTCGGAATGAAAGTCATGTCCACAGAGGGGTAACGCTCTGGGTCAAACTGCATATACCGGAAAGCCGCTTTCTGGATGAATGGAATCAGGAAGTCTTCTTGGAAGTTCACCAGAGTACGCTTGTACTTCTTGATGATGGTGGCAACTGCCATAGACATACCGCCTTGGCCCATGTCTCTAGCACCAGCACTGACCATGCCTTGAGAATCCAAAGTTCCCGTGGATTGCAGGAGCATTCGCTCGAAATCCTTGGCAGTGGTTAGGTTGTTGCCATCAGTCTGCCCAAACTTGAAGGGATAGAGAATCTCTGAAGGTGCGCCATTGGTGAGAATAGCCTTTCCAGGCTTGACTTCAAACTTAGCACCACGGGGAAGACGGGTTGCATCCATTGCAATCATGGGGCTGGTGGTCAGCGCCAATGAATCCAAGTGAGAACGAATCTGAGCATCAATAGCCTTTTGCATATTGAAGGCTTTTTCCACTGTGCCACGACCAAGCAGACGATTGGGAACAGTGTCATCTTGGTAGGTCAGAACAGGACGATCCTTCATCATGTAAGGATTTGCCTCTGCTTTGAGCAACTGCCCATCGTTGGCAATCACGACAATGGCCTCAACCATGTCTGAATATTCTTCAGCAGCGGAACTCTCAGGGAACAAATCAACAATATTCTTGTTCTCTTCAAGGTTCTCTAGGTACTCACGGGGAACCAAACCATAGTATGTAAGCAAAAGCACCTTTTCATCCTGATACTGGCTCACCTCTTGAGTGGGTTCTAGATCAGTATCTTCATAGGTGGGCGTAATGTCTACTTTGCGGTAGATTCCACGCTCAATGCCTTCAACAATCTTGTGAATAGAGATGTACTTCTCAATTGCCACGCCCATGCAGTCATCAACTGAAGTTCCATTGGGGTCAAAAAGGAAGTTCTTTGGATTTACAGGTGAAATCTTGACTGAAATGCGATCTTTTTCCACTACCCCAATGGCGGCTTGGCCCATTTGCCCAGGAATCGCTTGGGTAGAGGGTACAAACTGCTTTTCAGTCTTAACGACAATCTCGCCAATGCCTGTGCCGTAGATTTCTGCCATCAATTCAATGGCATCAATGGATTTACGAATCTTGTCCCGCTTGAAATCCTCCATCAACTGAGCTTTTAGGACTCCAACATCGATGGGGTTGTTGTTCACATCCCGAATGTCATCTTGAATGTCAAAGAATTCGCCTTGACCAAAGATAGCTTCCATGATCTCAGCATGGCGAGTCTCTACTGCTTGTTGGGTGGCAGGGGTTACGATGCGTGAACGCTCAGACTCACGGGTTTTGTCTTCAGATGCCCACTGTCCACGAAAGATTCGCTCGTATTCAAGCCAATCGGGAAGAAAGTTGGTATCTCTGTAGTCACGCCAGCGGTTGCAATGGTCAGTAACAAAATCAGTCAGTTCTTTATCAGCCTCAGTAGGCTCATAAAACTCATTTTGCTCTAGCTTTTCTTGCTTATCTGTTGCCATTAAACCCCCGATATGATGTCTACAGGCTCCCACTCTTCATCTTCTTCACTCTCAAAGTAAGATGTTACAGCCAATTGGTCAATATAACTCAAAGCATCAGGAAGGTCATCATGTACGCCATTGGCAGGAAACATCAAGAGTTGATCGGTAAATGCGTCCCAATCTTCTTCAGAGTTCAGCACAATACGCCCATGCTCAAACCGCCCTTGGAGACTCCAGATGATTCTGTCTGTCTTTTTCCTGTTGCCATGCGTTAGGTCAACTATGTGGGAATATACATTATTTTTCCGCATCAGGTCACTGAGATAGGGCAAAACAGCGTTTTTAAGTGCCCCACGCTCGATTCCAACCGAAATTGGCCTGTAATCCCGCATCTTCATCAGAATTTTGGCAGCAGTTTCCCGAATGTCCCACCGCCCATGGTCAATCTCTTTGACAAACCACTTGCCATCATCAGTGACTTTGACCACTGCAATGGCACTCTCATCTAGTCTTTTTTTCGCGTTAGCAGCTTGCTTAGCCACCTCTTCAAATCCTGCCAAGTCGATTGCAATGAAGTAACTACCATAGTCAGGTTCCACACCATATTTGATCCAATCTTCTTTAAAAACATCGCTTCCTGCGTTGTCAAAGGATGCCAAGTATTCCTGCTTGAAAGCAAAGGAACTTAGCGTCTTCTTGGCAGACTCAATCTCAGTTGGGTCTATCAATGGGTTATCTTGGGTTGTGAAGTGCCAGGACTTCCAATCAGGATCAGATTCCTCTTGGCCCATCTTGAACAGATCATAGAACCAGTTGCGACCCTTGGGTGTGCCGATAAATATAGCTCTGCCCTTTTTGTCTGACAGAGAAGCACGAATCACCTGCTCCCAGGCTTCAGGCTTAATGTCAGCAACCTCGTCTAGCACCGCATAGGTAAGAGACACACCCCGCAGGGTATCTGGTCTATCAGCACCACGAACATAAATCTTTGCACCATTTATCATGGTGATGTCCATATTGTTGATATGACTGTTTTGGATAACATCCCGTCCAATCTCTAACAGCACATCCCAAATGATCTGCCTTGCCTGACCATTGGTAGGTGCAACATAGAGAACTGCACTTCCTGCTGGGCAACGCAATGCTTCAATAATTAGCGTAGTAGCCGCTAACCTAGACTTACCACAACGCCGACCAGCAGCCACAACCTTAAACCTTGTTTTGTCAGTAAAGACTGTTTGTTGCCAAGGAAGGAGTGAGAAGTTGAGGTCAGACATTTTTTGTTTCTACATCAGTCACATCTTGCAGGGGTTCAATCTCTACGCCACCAATGCCTGTGATGTTGATGGTAACGGCATTCCTTTGCTTGCCTTCTTTCTCAAACAGACTGACGGGAAGCATCCGATCCATACAGAGTTTGAGCATAGCCGCCTGTGCTGGGTGTTCATCATTCATGGCAATCTCAATTGCTTTGTGAACGACATTGGAACCTGCACTGTTTATCAGGAGGTCTTTGAGTTCTTTGATGCGCTGAACTTCAGTCTTTGGCAAGAGAGCCGCAGGTCTTTCAGCATAGGTAGTCATAGTGAACTTCTTGTTCACAGCACCCTTGGGGCGACCTTTTTTCTTTAGGTTGTTTGGCAGTGCATCAATCACATTCATACTTTACCCAGTTATGGAAGTAGTATAGGTTGTTGGGGATGAATTACCAGAGATGGCGCAAACACTCTACAGAGGCGGCAACCACATGAACAATCCAACACGGCTGGAGACTGGTCGCTTCGATCTCAAGGCTTGTACTTTGCCCAGATACCAATCCCCATGCGTGTTAGTTGTTGGTGGACGGTTTCACCACAGTTCTAGCCGCCAGCTTCGCCATGTCGTTCAGTGGGAACACATGATCTACTCTGTTTCAATGCTTCACACCAACACGGCTGGAGACTGCCTTGCAAGGATGGTTCTAGTTACGGCGAACCACAATCCCCATGCGTGTGGGTTGTTGATGGCTGGCACTGATCTCCAGCTTGATGAGACAAGTTTCTTATGTGGCTTCTCATCGTTACATTACTTGTTGCACATCAGTCTGTGCATTCACCAACATGACTTAACTATAAACAACTTTCTTTTGTTTGACAAGTGGGGTAAACCCTTATAGAATCTTACCATCTGTTCGCGTCAGATGAAGCCTTTTAGAAGTGGTACAGCCCTGGGGATACTCGGGGACGCGACTGTATCACCCCTAAAGGGCTTTTTTCATGGGCATTTACCTTTACAGTCAGAAAGCAATAGACGCTCATAAGCAAAAGCGCAAGAAGGATGCAGTCAAGGCTAAGAAAACATTAGCAAAATTAGCAGAATCTAGTCCTGTCATCCAGGCACTGATAAACAAGAAGGCTTCTCAAATAGCTTGGGCGATGCAAAAGAAGGTTGTCAAGAAGGCTCCAGTCTTTGAGCCACCTCCTGCCTATGTGCCAGGGATGTGGAAAGAGTTTTACAAGACAAGGGAATGGCGAGATGTTCGGTACAAGGCTTTGGTTAAGTTTGGCAAGAAGTGTCAGGCTTGTGGTGAAACTGGTGGCTACATCCATGTGGATCACATTCTTCCCAGGTCAAAGCATCCAGACAGGGAGCTTGACATAAACAATTTGCAAGTGCTTTGTGAAGCGTGTAACATAGGTAAATCCAACACGGATACAACTGATTGGCGTGACAAGTAAAGGGATGTCGGGTGTGGCAGTCGCACCCTCAAAGGCATGAGATATTCGGTTGCCCAAACAAATCCTCACCAGGAAGTAAGGGCGGTGGCTATAAAGCGGTACGCACTGTTCAACAGTAATACGACCTGAAGCCCCACAGAGTCTGCTTAACTCTGTACGCTATACGACACCCACCCTAGTCAAGGGATTCTCAAGACCATGAGAATTGCTACGACTGCCTTGCTACGTCTGTACTTTACTGCTCCCCCTTTTCTCCAAAGCTACTCTTGTTTGACAAGCAAAGTCTAATTTCACCTTTTTTGTGGATGGGAGGCACCACAAAATCTCTCACACCACACACACCCCCTCCCCCCCTACAAACCCTTAAGGGTAAACCCTAATAGGGTAACTACCTACTGGTAAACGAGTAAGGGTAAACCCTGATGGCCGTCCTTAGACAGAAAAGTAGTAAGGCTTAGATGAAAACGGCATAAGCACCATCTTCGGGGTACCTGCAAAACTAGTAAGGTAACCTGACTAATTCAATTGCACACACAATTGCATACAGGATTGTATACACTATATGAGAACATAGATTGTTATTCGTATACTTTACTATTCATAGGGTAAGCACCTATATAAATAATGGGGAAACCTAGGGTTTATCCCTATATCAAACCATTGATCGGTGCGTTATATTTACATCACTAGAGCAAACAAGCACTAGTGATTTCATCAACATTTAATAGGCGTAATATCATGATCATCAAAGCACGATTCACTCAAGACATTTCAACCCTGAATAAATGGCTAACCGCTTATCAGGCAATGAATGGGGCGGTTCAGTTCTTCACTAGTGCGGTATTCACCAATAACAGCGAGATCATTGGCAAAGACCAAGAAGTCATGTTCTTCATTGGGTATGTTGCTGGTCTTGGTGAATCGGGTCTTGAGTCCGTTTCCAAGGTTTAATTTAAACGGGGCCATAGTGCCCCATCTTTTGAAAGGTGTACCCATGTATCCCCAAACCGCATTGCAAGCACTCAATTATCTGAAAAACCAGCCCGATTGTGACTTTGTTGACTTCTCAATTGAAGGGGCTTTTTTCCATCAAACCCCTTATCTCATGGGCAAAACCCGTGATGGTCAATGGGTTACTGCTTGGGACATAAGCGAAACAGAATACTATCCCGATCATCCTGAGCACATTTAACTAGGGTTTATCCCTATTCCCAAGGGGCTTAATCGCCCCTAAAATTTAATCTCACTCACTCAATAGGCGTTAACATCATGGACAAAATCACACAATCAATCGATTCCCTTAATCGTGCCAAGCGAGGGGATTCCCTTTTAAATTACCCTGCTATCGTGCAAGGGTTTGCAGCCAAGGGCATAGCCCACAATGACATTGTGCCAAGGGTAAATATCTTTACTTATAACGCTTGGAAAGCCTTAAACCGCCAAGTGCGAAAAGGGGAAAAGGGTATCAAGTGCGTTACATGGATCGAAACCAATAAAGATGGCAAACCCGATAAATTGTGTCGTTCTGTAACTGTATTCCATATCTCGCAAACCGACCCAATACAGTAAGGGTTTATCCTAATTGCATGGGGGCATTTTGCCCCTATCATTCAACCATCATTCACTCAAAAGGCTTTCATATGAATCAATATCTTACTTTCCCCAATGAGCAAACCGCCAGAGATTATCGGCATGAGCATGGCACTGGTGGCTGGATTTTTGTCCCTGAAAACGACAAACCCACGTTTTACCCTTTCCATGATGTAATTCTGTTTCCACCTGAATTCACCCCTAGTGCCATCTTAAAACACCCTTTCACCAAAGGTCGCACTGGAAAACTGATCGGGGCACGATGATGGACTATCAAGACAAAATTGTAGTTATCGGTTCGGCCTTGGCTTTCATGGCCTTGGCTTTCATTCTCTGGACAACCTAAGAACCACAGACTGCAAACCCTTTTCACAGGGGTTTGTTGCCTGGGCTTTTCCAGGGTTTCAATTCATAAGGCTTTAACATGAAAACCACTGTCGATCAATTTCACGTTATGCGCGGTCATGTTGCTGATGGTTGCGTCATTGTTGCACCAAGCGGAAAAGAATTTACCTTAAAAAACACCCTTAAAGGTTGGCAGGTGCATGATTCAGACGGGCACCCAAGGTCGGGTTATCTTCCCTCTGCTGATGATGTTACCTATTTTGTTGTGAATGGGCTTTACAGTTCCTAAAACCAAGGCTTAAGGGCATTCTGTGCCCTTTGGCCTGGGCTTTGGCCTGGGGTTCTTCAACTTTGAAAGGCTTTAATATGAACCGCATCACTGAAAAACAACTTCAATGTGTCGTTGATCGCTTGAACCGCATTACTAAATCACCCGAAAAACCCTATATTGATGGCAAAGCACAAATTGGGAATTACCATTTGAGCCATGCCTATGGTGGAGTTTGCTTACATCGCATGGTCAACGAAAGCGGCGGTGTATCGTCACCATTGTCAACTGGACACATCACAAAAAGAGAATTATTAAATTTAATGCACGCATATATCAGCGGATTAAATGAGGTGACAGCATGACACAATCCCAAGCACTAACCCAAGCCCTTGTTTTAGCCATTATCGCCCCTGATGATGATAAAGCGGCCCAAGCGTCAACCCTTGCAGAACAAATAGCCCAAGGGCTAACCAAAACCCAAGTAAATCGCTGCAAGGCCCAAGCATTAAAGATGATAGGGGAAAACCCTTGATCTATGCAACCCTGGCGCTTTTGCTGCGCCTTCTAACCCGCAAAAAATGAAAGGCTTTTATATGAATAACCAGATTAAAGAAATCAACGACAAAATTATCCAGAAATGCAGTTTTGTCACTTTGGAATCAATCGATGAAACAGGGTTTTGTTTTGATATTAGAGTTGACGATATTATTTTTGGCCCTTGGGGAATTGAGAATGCCTATGATTGCTCAATCACGGAAGGGAAAATGCCCATTATGGAATTGCGAGACATGGGCATGACTGAAGACCAAGAAATCCAACTCATGCAAGAAATCAATGATGCCGTGTCAATTTGTGAAGACTTCACATCATTACAAAAAACCACCGAAAAACCAAAAATTGAATATTACATTTGGACTGATAACGGCACCCCTACCATTTTTGAGTCTAATTCTCATTCACTCAATGATGTGCTTGATGAATTCTGCGCTGATGCAGGATATATCGATCATGCGGACGCTTGTCAGCAAATGGAATGGACAACCAGCCCATTCAACATAGAACCCACTCAACCATTATTTTAAAATTGAAAGGCTTTGAAATGAAATATACGAACATCAAAATAGCTGACGAATTAATAAAAACCGCTTTGAATGAGTCATATTATGGAAATGCATTGTATGTAGCAATGGATTTTCCATGTCTTACAGAATCCGACAAAATGTGCCTTCAAAGATACTTGCATGGCTCACAATTAAATTTAGACCATGTTCAATTACAAGAAATAGCCAATAAAATTATTGAATATAAAAAATAAAGTCAGCACACACTAACTAAGCCGCCTTCGGGCGGTTTTTCTTTGCCCACTTTTAAGCCCTTGCAAGCCCTTTTACCCTTGCCCTATGTACCCTCAGAAAAACAAGCCCTTCTAGACCCCTTTAAAGCCCTTCTAGCGGCATTTTTTGGGTCAATCATCATCATGCCCTGGTAGGGTGGTGACAAGGCCCACATATCGTAAGTCCATTTCTGGCTCCAGCCCACAATTGAAGAAGTGCCCTGCTTGGTCAATGGCTACCCTGATTCCCTGGGTCATGTTGCCCCTGCCAAGGGTTTCTAAAATAGCCCTTTGCTCTGCGCTTAAATCCAGTTTTAAATCAGTCTGGGTTCTGTTTGGGTTTATCTTGTTTGCCATTTACCATATCCTGCCAGTACAAGGCCATGAGTAATGCCTCTGCGCGGCCACCATCTTTTTTCCTGAGTAGCTTGGCTTCAGGCCAAAATGATCGGGCTAAATCAAGGCTTTCATTTTTATCTGCTGATAAATGAAAATGTTTCTTCCATTTTTGAGGAGTGACGAATGACAGGGGGGCAGTTAATTCGGCAACTGCTGAGATAACCCCAACAGCCCTGCCAAACTGAAAACTGCTTGCAGAACCATTGCCTGGGAGTGACCAGACATATTCCATACAGATTTGAGCATCTTCTTTTGGGTCTATTATTTTCAACAAATGATTTTTGAATACAAGCGCAAGAATGTGTTTGTCCTTGTGTTGTATTTCAAAAGAATCAAGATAATCACCCCTTGCATCCAAGGCTCCCAATGCGCCAGATATTGAACCTGGGTCAATTCCGATCCAAATTGTCATTGTGGGCTTTCATTTGTTGGATTAAGTCCTGGGTTATCCCTCTCCATAAATGGGTAGAACAACTCTCTAATTCCTTCGCCCTGTGCCATGCCTGCCCCTTCCATCCAGGTTGTTTTGCAAGGTGCACAAGATGGGCTAATGTCTCCTGATATAACCAAGGCTCTGTTGACAATGTAGAGTGGGACGGCAAAACCTTGTTTTCGTTGTTCAAGGATTTCATGGGCTTGGGTTTTGTTCATTTTGTCATCTTTTCTTTGAAGCCTTGATAAAAATCACCACTATCCTTGAGTTTGAAAAGACCGAAACCTTCTTCAAAATCAACTGTATATCGCTCGCAAATGTAATCAGCATATTCCATTTCAAGTTGGGATGTTCTCATTGCTGCCTCAAATTGTGCCTCAGTCATGGGAACCCTTGCAATTTCAGCGGCTGCGCGGGTGATTGCTAGGCGAGTGGCTTCAGCAGTGTTAATGCCCGTCCTAACGAAAATCAGAGGTGCATCTTCTTTGAACCGCACCTGCACATTCCCTTGACTGATGTTAATTTTCATCTCCAGCTTCACCGCTAAACGCAGTGCATCGCCATCATCGGTAAGGGGGTTCCATGGCTTTGCATCAAAGATGTTAAATCCTGGCGGCAAGCGAGTGCAGTTACGCCAAACGCCATTGGGGTCTTTTATCGCGTTGATTCTCGCCCCTTTTGCGGCAAGTTCTATCAGTTCTGTATCAGTCATGTCACCATCGATTCTTTGAAGCCTTCATAAAAATCACCTCGCTCCATCAATCGAATGAGAATCTCACCATTTCCGACATTCGCCCTATCCATGATGTAGTCGGTATATTCCATATCAAGCTGATATGTATTCATTGCTTGCTCGAATTGCTCTTCTGTCATGTTACTTTTCCTTTCAACGCATTTCTGATTTGTGCCATGATTTCTGGCGGTGGTGGGCCTGTGTGCTTTCTGTCTTCATCCAGCTTGAGTAAAGCAGGATCACGGCCTTGAACGGGTGCAACAGATACCCTTGCCATGTCGCCAAAGGTGGGCTTTGGTAAAACCCACTCAGCTTTGAAACCTTGCCAATTTCTTACAACTACTTCCTTCAAGGCATCTTCAAGGCTAAACCCAGCCTTATCAGCTTCCTTCTGGATTCCATCAATCACCAACTGGGTGACCTGGGCTTTCTTTGACTTTCGATGATTTACGAATTCCTGCCAAACAGATTGTGAAACGCCGTCAGGCGTGGCAACGCTGGTTGCTCTCTGTCTCTTCTCTGTCTCTTTCTCTCTCTCTGTCTCTAACTCTGGGATAGCAACTTGCTTGCACTCTGCTAGCACTCCGCTAGCAATAACAAAGAATCCCTTATCAATCAATGGCTTAACGCCATCTTGATAGTCTTTTGGGGTAATGTGGAGTCTGAACACAAGCTCATCCAGTGAGCCATCAAAAGTGCCATCTTTGGACTCTGATGCAAGCAACCACATTAATGGTGCTAGCGCCTTGCTAGCAAGTGGCAAGCTCATATAGCTTCTGTCATTCAGAATCGAACGATGAAACTTTATCCAGGGTGGAGAGCGATGCTTATAGTGCTGGAAAGAAACCCAGTTTTTGGGAATTAATTGCATATCAACCTTAAGTCATAGGTTTAGTCGCCAAGGGAATTTACGGCAGGACGGGGACTAATCGTCTTTTCAGGAGCTACCCTAGCCGGATTCCCAATCATTTTACTTAAAAACAGTTTGTTGTGCAATTGCTGCCATAACAACAGGTTGTACAGGTGACGATTCGCCCACCAGACATGATGGTGTGAGTCGTACACGATGCCCAAACCATAGTCACTGCCAAACTCAACCAAACCCC